CTACCCAAGCGGATGTGCCGTTATCAGCTTGGGAGGATTGCCGTCGAGGTGGTCGTTCCAAACCACGCGAATGCAATATTCCTTACCGCTTGGCGATTTAAGGAGACATTCGACGATTAGCTTTTTCCCATATTCATGTTTCACGATTTTGGAGATTTTGTTCGTCGCCGCGTGTGTCCGCAACGCTGATTGCAGTTCCTCCCAGCTTTCCAATGAAAAGCCCTGACTGGTGAAAAAACGTGCTTTGGAACCTCCTACTGGATGCCCGCTGTTAAGCAGGTACTCAGTAATTTTCGTTTGGTCGATCCGGAGGTTGTCGGGCTGCAACATATAGGCGTCAGCACTGGCTGGAGACGTTGAGCGCAGCATTTCATCCATTGGCCGCCTCCACATCACTCGCTGAGACGGTCACCACAAGCGCTGGCTCTTTGTCGAACTCAACCTCATATCCCTTGTTACGATCATACACATCTACCACCACGCCAACCGACCCGCGTGGAATGACGTACCCCATGCTGGACAGGTCACGGAGCGTTCGAACGAGCACGTGTTCACGAATCTCCGGCTGATTGTTTCCTGAGTTTGATCCGTGCTTCTTCACGAGATCATGGACCTGCGCTGGTTCGAACGCGACGTCCCAAGCCCAGGCACCGAAGCCGCCAGCCTCATTGACCGCTTTAACCCACTCAGCGAGGGCATCGCGCTTCGCTTTGTTTTGCGGGCTATCAGTCCCCTTTATCTCTAAAGCCAGTGTCTTCCCATTCGTGAGCTTTACGATGAAGTCTGGGATGAACCGTCGCCGTGATCCGGCCCAGAGATAGTGAATTTGGAAGCCGAGATGATCGTTCTTGGCGTAAGCGATCACGTCATCTCGCGCCTCGAAGACATTGGCCGCGTACTGCTCCCAAGCCGAATCGCCAACGACATGGCTGATGTGCGATTTCGCAGCCGGGCAATTCGGCTTGGTCGTGTACCAAGTCCGCATCTGTCCGGTCGAGCCGATGGGGTTTTCCTCATCGTAGACCGGCACGAGCTTCATGGTATTTTGCTCCGTCACGTAGCGGAGTAGATGCTGAACCACGAGGTCGATGTTGAGTGCGATCAGGATGCGCCGACGTAGGGGATCAGAATGGAAAAGCGACGGGATTTCGAGGCGATCCGATTTTAAGAACGTCTCAACAAGCTGGATGAGCTGGAAGATGAGATAATCCTCGGTGCCCTTGAAGCTGTGCTTTAGCGCGGCGAAGGCTTTACGTGCCGCCTGAAAAATTAGGCGCTGTAATCGGAATCCCTCGGGCAGCGCTTCGAGGTCAATCGAAGTAACTTTGCTCAAATCGGCCGCACCGCCCAACGCGGGAGCCAGATCGGCTGATATGGGGGTCGCCGCGGGGTCAAGCCGAAGCACTGAGACTGTACCCCAATCAACGGTCAGGGTCGGGCGCACGACGCTTTCCACGCGCAGCACGTTTGGCCATTTTATTTCCAACACAGCGCGCTCAGGCACCACCTCGATTTGTGTACTGGGCTTGGGCGGTGGCGGAGCCTCGCCCGCCTCGCCGACACGTTCCGAGATCGACAATGGGACCCCAAATACATTGACGTACTCGGGGATAAACAAGCCATCTTCATCGATGTCGTAGGAGACGCGCCGCAAGCCGCGTCCTATCACCTGCTCGCACAGCAGCTGCGATGTAAACGCTCGAAGCCCCATGATATGCGTGACGTTTTTGGCATCCCACCCTTCAGAAAGCATCGCGACGGAGATGACGTTTTGAAGGTCTTGGCCCGCCCCGCCACGCTTGCCGACGCTATCCACGATGGCTCGCAGCAACTCTTCTTTCTTCAGATCGAGGAGGCGGCTCTTCTTAGTCTCGGGCAGATCGGCGGCCTCGATTATCGCGTGCAGCCGTGCTTCATAATCCTTGTCAGCGGCGGCGCTCTCACCGATCTCTGCCTTCTCCAACACCTTAGAGTCCACGCGCAGCGTCCTGGTCGGATCGTTCAACTCAGGCCAATGCGCGTCGCCTTGGTTGAAGTAGTGCTCAATGCGCGCAGCCGTCTCGGTCCGATTGCAGACTGTTAGCATCACGGGCGGCGAATGATGTCCCGCCTCCTGCCACTGCCGACGTGTCTCTCGCCAATCCGCCCCAAGAAGAGTGTAGGCGTCCTGGATCAGCTTCGGCAGCGCTTCGTGTGGCTGGGATTTCCGATTGATATCCTCGGACACGGAGGGATCGCGATAGATGTGGTAAAGCTTTGAGCGGAGCGTTCTTGCGTCGGGAAGAGCGTCGTCGCGTACGACGACGCGCGGCGTTTTCACAAGCCCGGATTCGATCGCGTCGTTCAGGCCAAAGTCGGAGACGATCCAGTCGAAGAGCGCCGTTTCGGTGCTAACTTTGCCCGTCGGAGCGAAGGGCGTCGCGGACAGATCGAAGCAGCGTAAAATGCGGCGTGTCTTGTCGATGCGATCGAGCCCTTCGATCCAGCGTGTCGCCTCATCCAGGTCGAGCCCCTGTTCCGCTGCCGCCTTCTTGCTGATTTTCAATTCTGGCGGTTTGCGATAAGCATGGTGGGCCTCGTCGTTTATGACGACGATATCTTTATGAGTTGCGAGCTTCCCAAGGACACGGCGCGTGAATGCCTCGTCCGTCTCTGCACCCTTTCTTACGACAGATCGCTGCGGCTGCTTTGCTGGCATGAGCGTATGCCAGTTCTCGATCAGCACCTCGACCTGGTTCAGTTTCTGGCGCAGCGCCTCCGAGGGGCATAGTCCGAACGCATCGTAGTAGTTGTCTGACTCCCCAGGATAGAGGACATGAAGGCGGTCTTTAACCGTGAGCCCCGGCGCTACGATGAAAACTACTCGACTGAAATCCTTATTGCGCTTTGGATAGGTGATCGCGTTCAGCGCCTGCCACGTGATGATCATTGCCATCACTGTGGTCTTGCCGCTTCCGGTCGCCATCTTATTGCAGAGGCGCTCCCATGAGCCGCCATCGCTCGGCACGAAGATGCCCTGGCGATACTCATTCGCCCCTTCGACCCACCAGATCAATGTCTCAACGGCTTCCAGCTGACAGAAATAGAACGGGTACTGACGTGCTGTTTGGTCGTGCCAATGTTCTAGCAGGCGCCGGGTGATCGCGGTGATCCCCGGATAGTTGGCGTCCCGCCACTGGTCCACGCGCTCCCGGATAGTGTTAACGAGCGTCAGTTCTTCTGTACGCCGGGTGTTGTTGCGAACATCGAAAATTTCGTAGCCGGCCGAGCGGCGCTCCGACTTGATTGTCAGCGAGCCATCCTTTGCCTCAACCCAATGCTGGACCGGTCGCACGAAGGGCGAGTTGATGATGAGCGAAGTGGGCTTTGACATTCGGGCCCTCTCAGTCATCAAGCGTGACAATCTTCAGCGACTCGATACCCCGATCGTCCACGATCTTGACCGCGACCCGCTTGTTCTCTCCAGAAGCGAAGGGCAGCGAGACGGTGCCGTGAAACTGCACCATCAGATCCTCGTCCAGCTCGGCTTTGATGTTCTTTTTCAATCTGTTCCAGCCCTCCTTCTTGCCGGCAATCGGGAAAAACACCTGATGCGGGAACAAGGAGCGTTGGTCGTAATCAATATCGAGCGACCACATTGCGATCTTGCTCTTGCCGCCGGAGACCAACTCACCGGCCTTCGGGTCAAAGTAATCAAAGCCATTCACCTCTACTTCCCAGAGCCCGTCTGGCCGCTTGCGAACATCAACATCGGGCTGCCCCATCAGCCAAAAGCTCTGATTGCTGGAGCGCGCCTTCTTAAGATCGTCCGTCAATAGGTCCGCATTCATCTGGGCTTTGAGCAGGGTAACGCCTGGCCAGCGCACTTCGTCGATGTCCTTGGCGGCCTCGGGGTCAAAAATGAACGCACAGAAGATGATGAATTTCGGTGCGGGCCGCAGCTTCTCCGCCTCGGAAAGTGCTAGCTCCACCTGCCGCTGTTCGAGGGCGGCGTGCTCGGGGCCGAAGCTGATCACCACCCGCTCACCAGTCTCCGCGAAGGCGCCGCTCGCATGAAGATGCTTCAGTCCGGGAAGTGTCTCGATCTCGGCAAAGGTGAGCATCCGCCCGCCCTTGCCTCGAATGCCGGTCTTCATGAGTTCGTCGCGCCATAGGGTCTGGCGCGAGGTTTCGCCGGAGCGAGCGATGGCGACGCTTGCTTCCGCAGCGGGCTGAGTCTCGTCAAGCGAAAGCACAGTCGGGTTCGGCACGGCTTCAACCGAGAATGGTCCAGTGATCCGCAGCTTATTCAGATCAGGCTCCGGCTTGTCGTAAAGGGTTTCCGGTTCCGCATGCGCGGCGATGGACATGTCCATCTGGCGTTGCATTGACTGCCGCGCGACGTGAAATGCCTCGAATGCAGGCTTTGCCGCTGCCGGCCATTCCTCCGGCCAATCAAACGGCACCTCCCAATTGTGCAGCGTTTCGCCCTTGGTGAACGCCACCTTCTTGCCTTTGCGGACGCCTTGAGTGGGAACAAAAGGCGAAGTCGTCCTCAAAGCGGCATTGAGAGTGGCGAGCGCGCCCTCAATCGTTGGCGACATACGATCGTGGATGTCGTCGATCTCCGGATTATTGGCGATTGATCTCAGGGTGACATGCGGCACCGTTTTATAGATAAAGCCTCCCTTCAAGCCCTCGTGAGGATAACGCAAAGCAAAATAGTCGAAGCTCGATGTCATCAGCCGCTGTTTGGCTAGTGTAACAGCGACGCGCGAGGTATCGCAGGTTATCCAACGCCTACCCCATTTCTCGGCGACGAAGGCTGTGGTCCCGGAGCCACATGTCGGATCGAGCACGAGATCGCCGGGGTCTGTCGTCATCAAGAGGCAACGTTCGATGATCTTGTTGCTGGTTTGCACTGCATAAATCTTTGGATCCGATCGATCTTGAACCGCCCCAGCAATGTCAAACCATGCATTGTTTACCGGCTTCTGATCGAAATCACTGAAGTATCTAACGTATCGAACTTTTCCTTTTGGGGTGATTTGGAATCGAATGGCCCGAGAAATGCGGCGCATCCCATCCGGAACTGGGGCCTTCCAATGATTACCTTCTCCGGGGTGGAAAATCATGCCACGATACTCATGATCAGTCGTGGCAGCACCTTCGCCCTGCGAGGTGGGATTATCATCGGTAAACAAACGGCCTGCGTTCATAATTGACGCCGGATCTCGTTTTTCATCTTTGGTCAGTGCTCTCCTCTGTCCTGAGTTGAGCTCAATTTGGTCGTAATCGTCACGCGCTGCCTCAAAGAGGTCCTTTGCAATGTAAAGACGGTTAAACTTTAGGTGGTCGGTGTTTTTCGCATACCAAAGAATATAGTCGCCAGTTCTGCTCAGGGCAGCCGATGAGAAGCCCCCGGTGGTTGAGTAGCTGATCAACGAAATGAAGGAGTTTGGCCCAAAAATTTCATCGAGAACCTCGCGAACGTGATGCAGGTTTTCATCCGAGATCTGTACGAACACACTGCCACTCTCATGCAGCAGCTCCTTCGCTAACAATAGACGATCGCGCAGATAGGTCAGGTAGGAGTGAATGCCAAGCTCCCAAGTGTCCCGGAAAGCTTTAATCGTCTCGGGTTCTTGGGTGAGGTCGGCGTCGGCGCCGTCCTTCACTTCACGCTTGTTGGTAAAGGGTTGGAAATTCGATCCGTATTTGATGCCGTAGGGCGGGTCGATGTATATCATCTGTGCCTGCCCAGCCATGCTCTCCTTGTGAAGAAGCGAGTTCATAACGAGCAAGGAATCGCCCGCGATCAGTCGGTTGGACCAGTTTTTTTCGTACTTGTAGAAATCCAACGCTTGGCGCAGCGGCAAGTTCTCGAACGGGGCGTCGAACAGTCCCGGCTGGAATGCCTGTTCGCCCCCGTCCTTTTCTCCCTTCAACCTCTTGCGGACGGCGGAAATGATACTGGCCGGATCGATACGTTCATGCACATGCAGCGAAACAGTATCGACCTTGAAACTAGTTCTCTCCGCTTTGCCCGCCCAATTGAGGTAGGGTTTCTGAAGCTGTTTTAACTCAATAAGCGCGTCGCGCATTCGGTCGGTGTTATGAACCGATCTGTCGGCCTCGATGGCGCGCTGCACGAGTGCGACAAAAATGTCTTTGTCGACCCTTCCAGCCGAAAGCGCCTCGTCAACAAGCTTATTCAGCACAGCCGTAAGATCGCGATCACTTTGCTTGCTGGCAATGGCGCCATCGATCAATTGCTCGATCATGGATCGACTGGCGTCGAACTGAAGCGCTGGATCGATGTGCGGATCGAAGGCCCATTGGCTCTTCGGTTGGTCCGGATCATTCTCCGGATGGACCATGCCAACTTCCGGGTTGTTCATACGCTTGTCGGGATGACGATAGCTAAGCACCTGAACAGGACCTGAGGCTTTGGCGCGCCTCTTCGTCTTTGCATTTCCGATTTGAGCCCGTGCAGTGGGCGCGTCCTGAATCGTTAACGCGAAGCCATCATCATCCTCGTCCTCTTCCTCCCCGCTCTCGCCATTTTCAATCTCGTCTTCGGCGTTATCCGGAGACCTCTCGGTTTGCTCCGCAGCTTTCGTATCAGCATCAACGCGATAGACAGAGCCGCCGCGGCCACGACCTTTGTCCAACTCGCCCGCATCTATCAAGGCGTCACGAGCGGCAAAATAGTCGCTGTCTTCAACTTCGGGCAGACGTGCGCGGATCGCGCCGAGAAGGCTTTGATTGCCGATAGTCGAACCGTCGGGCGGCACTAGATCAAGAATGAGCTTCTTCAGTTCTTCCATTGCAATCATTTTCCCTTCGCCCGCGACTTGCTCAGGGCTCTCGATTTCCTCGCCGAAGAGCGCCGAATCGTCAGGCGCTCGTATTCTTCAACCGCCAACACAATCACTACCGGGCGACCGTATTTTTCGATTGCGACCGGCTTCGCGCGGGCGGTATCGATTAGACGACCGAAGCCATTCTTGGCGTCTCGCGCAGACATGCGGTGCATGGGCTCTCCCGATTGGAGCTACTTTAGCCAACTCGGTGGACTGGGAATAGGTAGCGAATGGAAATTGTTGCGGTACTACGTGTCCATCGAAGTCCACGTGTTGAACACGATGCGCCCGACCTTCGGGGGCATCTGGTGGTGCGCGACTCCAGGTAGCCGTCTGTGATATTGCTCGTGCCATTGACGCAAGCTGCCGATAGGGGGCGCGGATGGAGGCAAGAGATCGTAGTGTAGAGGCGTGGTTCAACCGAATTCGCAGCGGACAACTGCGACTCCCTCGATTCCAGCGGTTCGAGGCTTGGGATTACGAGAATGTTGCCGCCTTGATCGACTCGATCCTCCGGGACTTGCCCATCGGATCAACGCTTGTTCTTGAAATCGGGGAAAAGGAGCCCTTCATTACACGGCCACTTGCTGGCGCTCCAGCTCCAGTCGAACGGTGCACCGAGCATCTCCTCGATGGACAGCAACGGCTCACCGCATTGTGGCGAAGCCTTCATGATTTGTACGAGGACGTGACGTTGTTCGTGCAGCTCAAGGCCCCCGAATCCGATGAGGATGAAACTGCTCCGTCCCGAATCACTCGTGTCAAGCGATGGCTGAGTAAGGACGGTCGTAAGTTTCCGGTCTGGGCTGATGATTCCGTCCAGGTGTACTCCCGCGGCCTTGCGCCTGTTTCACTTCTTCAGCCTTCGGATATTTCCGCCCGGCGTCAGCAATGGTGTGACCAAGCGGTAGACGGCAACTTGCAAGCTAGCCGGGACCTTGAGAATGCGCTTCGCGATCTGCAGGAAAAGATGAAGCGCTTTAATCTGCCCATGCTTGTATTGGACGTCGGCACGAAACCGGCCACCGCATTGGATGTGTTCGTGAAAATGAATACATCAGCGGTCCCGCTCAATGCCTTTGATATAATCGTCGCGCAGTTTGAAGCGCGTACCGGCAAGTCGATGCACGACCTGATGATCGACCTGCGGGAGAAATGTCCTGCATTGGAGTGCTACGCTTCACCTGAGCAAATCGTGCTTCAGACCGCCGCATTACGCGCGGATCGAACCCCCGCCCAGGCTAGCTTTTTTCAACTCGATCTCTCGGACGTCGATGCTGCGTGGGACGAAATTTTCGACGGGGTGAACTGGGCCGTCCAGGTCTTGGAGGAGGAGTGCATCTTTGATGACCAACGACTCCCAACGGTAACCGTCATGCCGGTTCTGGCGGCTTTGCACAAATACTTGCCAAAGAAGCTCGATGAGCATGGCAATGCCAGAGCAACAATCCGATCTTACGTGTGGCGCTCTTCGATCACCTCTCGGTATGAGAACGCATCATCCACGCGATCTCTTCAGGATTTTCGTGCACTGCGGGATTTCTTCCTCGGAAAGGGCGCTCGAAATGTAGTGCCAGTGTTCAGCGACACCGATTATCCACTTCCTTCGGTCGAAGAGCTTATCCAAGCCGGTTGGCCAAAACGCAAAGAGACACTGGCCCGGGCGGTGCTCGCCGCTTCAATCAAGGCGGGCGCCTTTGATATCGCTGACGGCAACCAGGCGACACGCCAACGGCTCACCAATCGCGAATATCACCACGTATTTCCGGATGCTCTTCTCCGGGATGATGGAGGACTGACAGATCGGGAAAGCAGCCGAGCTTTGAACTGCATTCTTATTACAATGAACACCAATCGGAATATCTCTGCAAAAGAGCCTTTACGATACCTGAAAGAACGGATTGATCGCGCCGATCTCGGAGAAGCCGTAGTCCGTGACCGATTGCGCTCACATATTGTACCGTTCGATGAACTGAATGTCGGCGGGTATTTCGAGATCAAGTCGCCCGAGGACCGCGCGAAGAAAATCCGCAACGATTACGAGACCTTCATGCGCGCCAGAGCGGAGATGGTTCGAAATTCACTCAAGGCATTGGCAGAAGGGCGGAATTGGCCCAATGAAGGCGCTTAGCAGCTAAAAGCTTGACGTTGAGACTGCCACTCAATTGGAAAACGGCTCAGCAGGTGATCGAGCTGCAGGCCCGCCGGCTGCCGGCCACTCAGGATCGCCTCGACGATGTCCGGCGCTAGCAGGGTCAGCCGCAGCACGCGACCGACGTAGGACTCGTTGATCTTCTCGGCGGCGGCGATCTCCGCGATGGTCGCGTGGGTGCCGTTCTCCAGCATTTCGCGCCAGCGGAACGCCCGGGCAATCGCCTTGACCATGGCGCTGTCGATGTGACGGTGGATGGGTGCCACTGTGACGTCGGTCCCATCAGGCGCGAGCACAAGCCTCCGCCCGCCGCGCCTCCTGATCGAAATCGGCACCCGCACAGTGAAGGTGCGGACATCGCCGGTGGGATTGGGTCCGGCCATTACGCCGCCCTCCGTGGTTCCGGTCTGATCGCGCGAAGCTCCGTGACCAGATTCGTCAGCCCCTCGGTCCGCAGCCGGATGTCGGCGCCGTCCAGGCTGACATCGACCCGTTCCACGAGCAGCTGCACGATGCGGGCCTGCTCGGCAGGGAAGAGTTCATTCCAAAGAGGATCGAGCCGCTCCAGTGACTCGCGCACGTCGGCCTCCGAGATGTCGCCCATCGATTTCGCCGCGCGCCATGTGCGCACGATAATCTCAGGCGCCCGCAGCAAGCCGCGCAGCTGATCGACGACGGCACTCTCGATCTCGGCTGCAGGGACACGGCGCACTGTGCACGAATCGGCATCGCGCTTGAGCACGTCGGTCGAGACATAATAACGGTAGAGCTTGCCGTCCTTGCGCGTATGCGCCGGGGTCATCGCTCTGCCGGTCGGCCCGAAGATCAGACCCTTGAGCAAGGCCGGCGTCTGGGCCCGGGTATGTGCGGCGCGTTTGCGCGGACTTTCGCGGAGGACGGTGTGCACCCGATCCCATAGGGCGCGATCGATAATGGCTTCGTGCTCGCCGGGATAGGCCGTGCCCTTGTGAACGGCCTCGCCCACGTAGACCCGATTGTTGAGCAGCTTGTAGACGTAGCCCTTGTCGACCAGCTTGCCCTGCTTGCCGCGGACACTTTCGGCCCGGAGCTTCCGCACCAGTTCGGTGGCCGAACCAATCTTGATGAACCGTTCGAAGATCATCCGAACGGTCGTCGCCTCGGCTTTGTTGATGACCAGCTTGCGGTCCTTGACGTCGTAGCCGAGCGGGACGAAGCCGCCCATCCACATGCCCTTCTTGCGGGAGGCTGCGAACTTGTCGCGGATGCGCTCGCCGATGACCTCGCGCTCGAACTGCGCGAAGGACAGCAGGATATTGAGCGTCAGCCGCCCCATGCTGGTGGTGGTGTTGAACGACTGGGTGACGCTGACGAAGGTGACGTTGTTGCGATCGAAGATTTCGACGAGCTTGGAAAAATCCATCAGTGCGCGGCTCAGCCGATCGATTTTGTAAACCACGACGACGTCGACCCGGTGGGCCTCGATGTCGGCAAGTAGTCGCTGTAGCGCCGGCCGCTCCAAGGTCGCGCCCGAGATGCCGCCGTCGTCATAGCGGTCAGGCACCAGCAGCCAGCCTTCCGTTTTCTGACTTGCGATATAGGCCTCGCAAGACTCGCGCTGGGCGTCGAGCGAGTTGAACTCCTGCTCCAATCCCTCCTCGCTGGACTTGCGGGTGTACACCGCGCAGCGGAGCTTGCGGACGACCGGCTTCTTCATGACGGTGTCCGCCGGTTTTTGAGGCCAAAAAAGAGAAGCCCGTTCCAGCGCGTGCCGGTGATCGCGCGCGCAATCGCGGACAGCGATTTGTAAGGCCGGCCCTGATATTCGAAATCTTCATCGCGCACCGTCACGCAGTGCTCCACGCCCTCGTATTCGCGAATGAGCCGCGTGCCGGCGATCGGCCGGTCCTTCGCCGGCTGCCGGCGCCGCGCCGGATCGCCACCGTCGAGGTCCTCGGCGAGATCGTGAAGGCGTTTCAGCGTTTCGGGCTTGAGCCCGCCGTAGGCCAGCTCCTGGATTCGGTATGCCAGCCGGTGTTCGAGGAAGCGCCGGTTATAGGGCGGCGGTTCGGTTTCGAAGAGATCGCGCCATCGCTGCTTGAGCGCGCCTATCGGAGCAATCTTCAGGGCGGCCAACTGGGCCAGAACGGTATCGGTCACTCCAAGCCTCCATCATCGGTGAGGGCGTTGGCATGACCGCGTTGGTGGGCGGGACAGTCGAGCGAACTTTCTCCGGGGTGGGCAGATAAAGGTGTGGACTTCCGAGCCCGCAACCGCATGAGGCCGGCCGCCAGAATTTCGGCGATCTCGTCGAGCCGCTCGGCGGCGGAAAGGCGTTCTGGATCAATTGGATTCGGGAGCTGCATCGCAAGCCGTGGATGAGGGGCAATCTCCCAAGGCCTCTACTCACCGGGCTCATAATCCGTCCCAAAATGATGATTTTGAATCGACTCCCCGCCGAATCGGGCTTAAGAACGTACAGGGAACATGAATAACGATTCATGGACGGCTAACATGGCCAAGAACGTCAAGAAATTCGTCAATCGCGAGTTCGCCAGGACGGTCGATCTCGATCTGCTCAAACGCCTCCTGGAGCCATACGCGTCAATGATCGCGTTCGACTGGGACGCTCTGCCGGCAGACGAAAATGATAAGCGCGAAGCAATTTTCGAGTTTTTCCGCAGAACCGATGAGCGATTCCCGGCGGAACTCCTGGACGCGCTCCACAAGATCATGGTGCTTTCGGACACCAACGGCGCGCGCCTGCTGCAAGAGCAGGCCGATCTTGCCGGCGTGAACCTGGTACCGAAGGAAGAGATTGAGGAAAGCGACGGCCGTCACCTGACGCCGCGCCACCTTGCGCTGCGAGCCTACCTCGACCACAGGGCGGTGTTCGATAAAACGCTCGACATTCATGCGTTCTGGTCGGTTCGCTCGCCCAGCGAATGGGTTGGAGTGCAAGAAAATGTCGAGTCTCGTCATGATGATGAAACGGCGCGCACCGCCTTGAAGGCGGCGGCATCGGCATATTTTGCCAATCGCTATCTCGGACGCTACTGCGACGTGAGATGGTATCCGGAAGGCGACGAGGTGCAGATCCTGGTGTTGCACGGCAAGAATGCCATGACCGCCAATGTCGAGGACAATGGCGCCGAGCGAACGCTGGCCTATCGCGAGATTGCACAGGACACGATCCGCTATCACGCGGCTTCTGGCCGGGTTTGGATCAGCGCGAGTGCCGCAGTGGAGCGGAAAAAGCTGCGGGATCTATTTGCCGAACACATGCTTGGGGATTGCGAGTTCTTCCCAGGCGACGACAGCCAACGGCTTTACACCCTCGATCCTATCCGCAAGCAGGGTGCAGCATTTCGGTTCCATCATGCCTGGGATTCTCAGGTTCTGTGTGTGCTCGTGAAGGAAATTCAGGTCGACGAGGGCGAGCACGAGGTCGACGGCAAGACCCGATATTCTCCCTGGGCCATGACAGTGCGGGACAGCCGGGATGCGATCGGGCGCTTGATCGATCTCGCACCCGACGTCGATTTAGAAGATCTGCGGATTGGTTACGTGAAGCTTGAGTTCCGTTTCAATGTCGATGGCAAGGAAGTAAGGGTCATCGTCAAGGTCAAGCCGCCTAACGTGGCCAGCTTCCGCGATCATTCGTTCGAGAAGCAGATCATGGAGCATCTGGAACGCAATGGCATCCGGCTCTCACGCGGCTTTATGCCGACTGCTGTTGCGGCGGAGTGATCGGCATCCGATCGCCTGCGTCGATGGCGACGACCTTGCTGGATTTTCTCAGGCGTTGGTTCGCCAATTCGAGCGGCTTGGGATTTTGATCGAGCGTGCGTTGTCGTCCGACCTCGGCACCATTGTACTCGCGCGTGTCGGCGAGCACGTTGCAGCCGTTAGTCTCGATGGCGAGGACGAGACGGTTCTGGTTTCGGCACGCGCGACTCAGCAGTACGACATCGATTTTGCTGCGCTGTGCCATCAGTTTCGTGGCGCCAACCGCTTCGAGGGGCCGCGAGTCGAAAGTATCTCATCGAGAACCCTGTGGCTTGGCGCGCTGGGGCGCGGCAGCCGCCGGCGTGAATTCTATGTCGTCCGAGGCCTCAACGCGCGCAATGCTGGCGAAACCGCGCTTGCGCTCAAGGGACGTGCATCAGGCGCCCCGGTGACCATTCTGACGCCCACCGAACGCAACCTGACGAGCGACATTCTGAAGCGCCTGTCGGCAGATCAGATCGCTGTCGTCGCGATAGAACACATTCTGACCGGCGACGATCAGCACCCTTTTGCAATATCGATTCCGGCCATCCGGGTGGCAGCCGCTCCGTCCGAGACAGAACGGCTCACTGTCGATACTCAAGGGCATCGGGCTCGGTTCGACGGAAGCGAGGTCAAACTGACGCGCCGCGACTTTGCCGTGCTTGTCCTCCTTGCAAATGAGCTTACCGACCAGAACGGCATCGTGCCGCGGAGTTCAATCTCCGAGACGATTCGCGAAATTACCGGTAACAAGGACACCAACGAAGAACAGATTGAAAAGACAATCAGCCGATTAAGGTCAGCGCTGCGCAAGGCCGGCCGGCTCTCGCCGAACGCAGCAAAAGCCCTCATCAAAATGACGCGTCGCGTCGGCTATCAGCTCATGCTTGCGCCGGACGCGGCACGAGTCATCTGATTCCGCCAACCGCTCGGGTGGCGGCAGCTTCAAGAGAGGTTCAGGAGAGGTTCGGGACAGGTTTCTAGGCCAGAGCATGGGCATCTTCCCGTCGTCAAAACGCGACGACGAGGCACTGCCCGATGACGACCCGACTCACCCCTGCCTCTCTCCAGATCATCCAGCATGAAGCCGATATTGCGGCTCGCCGGCTGATCCGGAAACTCCGTCTTCCCTACGACGATCTCGCCGACCTCCGTCAGGAGTTCTTTCTCGACCTGTTTGCTCGTCTCTCCGCCTTCGATCCCGAGCGCGGTTCGCTCGGCGCGTTCGCCGGTATTGTCATGGCGAACAGGGCGACCCGTATCGCGCACAAAGTGAAACGCGACCGCCGGCTCTTTGGCGCCGCGCCGGCGTCGCTCGACGAGACCTTGCCCAATAGTGACGGCGCCACGCGCGGCGATCTCGTTGCCGAAGAGGACGGCCTCGCAGCCCACCTCGGTCAGCCGGTCGATGCTTTTGCCGAGGTCGAGCGCCGGCTCGATGTCGCGCGTGGCCTTGGGACCCTCGATCCGAACGACGGCGCCCTCTGCGCGGCGCTCTCCCGGACGACCGTCGATCGGCTTGCGGGAGGCGGCCGTGGGGCACGGAGCAGCCTCTATCGCCGCGTGAAGGACATCCGTCTCGCTTTGCTCGCCGTCGGCCTGAGGGCCGCGTGAGACGGTTCAGCCGCGTGGCGAGTAGGAGCCAATCATGATCAGCACCATCACCAAGCTACCGAGCGTCCGTCTGCGGATCAACGAAACCGACCTGTGCGGCTGGATCGGGCAGGCGGCTCCCGGCGATGTCCTGGAGTATTACCGCGGCTTTCTCGCACTGGACACGTTTTCGCATGGGACGCGCCTTCCCGAGCGCGACCGCGCGGAGCTCACCCGACTGGCGCGCCGCGCCTGGTGGGCCGGCGAGCAGAAGCTGATCCACCTCGTTCAGCGCCGCCACGGTCCCGACGACTACAGCTATCTCGCCATCGCGCGCTCGAAGCCGAAGACAGTTCCGGCCTCGCTGTCATCGCTGCTGTTGGCGGAGGTCGCGTGATGGGCCCGCACCTCGCCAAGCCGAGATTTCACCTCAGCACCAACGAAGAGGCCCTCCGATGACCACGTCTGCTGCAGTGACCGCGCTACGCAAGCGCCATATCTGGCTCGAAGGGCTGCCGGACAGCATTGCCATTCCTGCGCTCGAAGCGCGGCAGCGTGAGGCCAGCGTCAAAGCGATCGAGGATGCCACGCTCGACGACGTCGCATTCGCGATGCTGGTGACGGAGGCGGAATTCAACGCCGTCGGCGACCGGCTGCACGCGCTGCGCAAGCTCTACAGCCTCGCCCGGCAGGCCGGTGCGCTCGGCGCCGATCGCGCGGTCGAGGCAATTCCCGATGAGGGAGGCCGCTGATGGCACTGCGCATCATCACGGCCGATCAGAGACTCGCCGAGGCCCACACCAAGACCACGATGGCGATCTTCGGGCCTTCTGGTGTTGGAAAAACATCTCTGCTCAAGACCCTGCCGCCGGCGGAGACGCTCTGCATCGATCTCGAGGCCGGCATGAAATCGGTCCAGGACTGGCCCGGCGACAGCATCCCGGTGCGCAGCTTCGCCGATGCTCTCGACGTCGCCTGCCTCGTCGGCGGCGTCGATCCGGCAGCCGATGAGAAGACCTTCTTCTGCGAAAGCCACTACCGGCATCTCGGCGACACCTATCCCGATCTCGTCCGCATGATCGCGGGCAAGCGCATCATCTTCGTGGACTCCATCACCGACCTCACGCGCCTGGCCATGGCCTGGGCGAAGACCCGGCCGGAAGCACAATCCGAACGGACCGGCAAGCCTGACACCCGCGGCGCCTACGGCCTGCTGGCGCGCGAAACCATCGGACTCCTGAAGCACCTGCAACACGTGCCGGGCCGCACCGTGATCTTCGTCGGGATCCTGGACCGCGTCACCGACGAGTTCAACCGCGTCACCTGGCAGCCGCAGATGGAGGGTGGCAAGGCCGCCCGCGAACTCCCCGGCATCGTCGACCAGGTGATCTCCATGAGCCGGTTCGCGCCCGATGGCGACACCTGGCGTCACGAGCCCGATCGCGGCGAGGTGCGCCGCCTCGTCTGCCAGTCGGCCAATCCCTTCGGCCTGCCGGGCAAGGATCGCTCCGGCCGCCTCGACATCACCGAGCCGCCCGACCTCGGCGCGCTGCTCCGCAAGATCAACCAGACCAGCAGAGGATGACCACCATGTTCGACATGAACGACGCCGAGCCGCAGAAGACCGGCGAACTTATTCCCGACGGCACCTTCGCCAAGGTGACCATGATCATCCGCCCGGGCGGGATCGACGGCCAAAGCGAAATCGACCAAGCCCTGCTCAAGGCGCCCAAGGACCCCACCAGCGACGTGCGGATGCTCGACTGCGAGTTCACGGTGGCGGAGGGACCGCATGCCAAGCGCAAGTTCTGGCAGATGTTCACCGTTCAGGGCGGCAAGGTCGACGAGAACGGCGTCTCGATCGCTTGGAAGATTTCGAAGAGCAGCTTCCGCGCCATGATCGACAGTGCGCTCGGCCTCGATCCGCAGGACATGAGCGAGGTGGCGAAACAGAAACGCGTCCTGCGCGGACTTGCCGATCTCTCGGGCATCACCTTCGTCGCCAAGATCAGGATCGAGGCCAGCGAGGACTCCCGCTACGGCGACCAGAACCGCCTCGACCGCGTGGTGCTGCCGGCCGAGAAGGAATGGAAGCTCGTGATGGACGGCAAGGACGTGCCGGCGAGCCCAAGCCGCTCGCGCGGGGCCGGCAACAAAGCCGCTGCCGGGCAACCCGCCTGGACGCAGGCCACTGGACCGGGCGGGCAGCCGGCTGCCGCGCAACCGCGATCACCGCAGACGTCCGGCGCGCCCGCCTGGTCGCAACCGTCATCCGGCGCCGGCGCACCGGCAGCAAAGCCGGCGGGTCCGGCTTGGCTCAATGGTTGAGCCATGACCGACGACGAATGGCAGGCGCACGTCACGCATGAAGCGGCCAAGGCGATCGGCGAATGGCTCGAAGGAAGAGGACGGCTTCACCAGCCAATCCGCTCTTTGACCATGCCCGAGATCGAGGCCATGGCGCAGAACGCCATCAGCCGCTTCATCGTGCTGGCGTCGCAGCGGATCGCGCAAGCACCCGACGAGCCCGGGTCGCAGAAGCTCTCGATGCTGCTGTTGGGTTGAGAGCCTGCACCCTCTGCAGCCGCGAAGCTCGCGGCTTCTACTACACCCACCAGCTGCGCCCCGACCGCTACCCGACTTATCCCTTCTGCTCGCTGCGCTGCCTCAACGCCGGCGCCGCCATCGCCAAGAGGAACCACGGCGTGATCGACAAGACCGAGTTGGAGATACAGGCGATCAAGGCGGTGCGGCGCAATTTTGCGGAGGTGCTGACCGAGCTCGGGCTGATGACGCCGTTCCACGACCGCACGCCTGAAGAGATCGATCGCCTCATCGAGGCCTGCATCGACGGCTTCCAGGAAGCCATGCGCCGCGAAACGCTCAACGACGACATTCCATTTTGAGGCCGGTCATGGATATCGTCGACCTCAACCACGGCTCGGAATTCATATACGGCCGCGCCCCCGCGCCGCCGCCGATCGGCGAGCGCATTGACGCCCTCGTTGACGGCGCGCTCACGGCAGAGCGTGCCGTCATGCCTGCGCGCGATTATCTCGGCGCGTCCCGCATCGGCGAACCGTGCGCGCGCCGGCTCTGCTACGAGCTGATGCAGGTCCCGGTCGATGGCGGCGCCGATTTTTCCGGGCGCATGCTGCGCATTTTCGAAGCCGGCCATCGCTTCGAGGAAATGACGATCCGCTGGCTCCGGCTCGCCGGGTTCGATCTGAGAACACACAAGCGCAGTGGCGAACAGTTCGGCTTCTCGGCCGCCGCCGGCCGATTCGGCGGCCACATCGATGGCGTCATCGTCGGCGGCCCAGATGTCGGGATCGAGTATCCGGCCCTGTTCGAGCACAAGGCGCTCAAGTCCTCGTCCTGGCAGGACGTCGTCAAGCACGGAGTGAGAGCGTCGAAGCCGATCTACTGGGCGCAGGTCCAGGTCTACATGGCGTACCTCGCCGTAGAGCGCACGCTGTTCGTCGCGCTCGACAAGGACACGCAGGCGCTCCGCTACGAGCTCGTCTCCTTCGATCCGCCGGCAGCCCAGGCGCTCTCAGACAAGGCAGTCGCCGTGATCCGCGCCGCTGCCGTTGGCGAGCTCCTGCCGCGCATCTCCGGCGACCCTAACTTCTTCATCTGCGCGTTCTGTCCGTACCGCATCCGCTGCCACGCGCTCGCACCGGGAGGCAACGCATGACCATCACGCTTTCCGAGAGCCAACGCGCGGCGATCACCACGGTCAAGGACTGGTTCGAGAACCGCACGAAGCAGCAGCAGGTCTGCCGCGTGTTCGGCTATGCCGGCGCCGGGAAGAGCACGATCGTCAAGTATGCGATCGAGGAACTGGGACTCTCGACGCCGGGAGCCGAATCGAAGATCGGCGACGTGCTCTATGCCGCCTTCACCGGCAAGGCCGCCTTGGTGATGACGCGCAAGGGTACGCCCGCGTCCACGATCCATTCCCTCATCTATCGTGTGTCGGAGGCGAGCCCACAGGAAATCGAGAAGCTCAAGGCCGAAGTCGCCGAGATCCAGGCGAAGCTGCCGGCGCTCGGCGTCGCCGAGCGCCTGTTCGAGGAGTCGCGGCTGCGCTCTCTCGAGTTGCGACTGAAGGACGTGCACAAACCACGTTTCGTGCTCAATACCGAGTCCGTCCTGCGTGATGCCAAGCTGCTGGTGCTCGACGAGGTGTCCATGGTCGGCGCGGAGATGGCGCGCGACCTCCTTGCCTTTGGCAAGCCGACCCTCGTGCTGGGCGATCCTGGCCAGTTGCCGCCGGTCAAGGGCGAGGGCGCCTTCGACACCGACAAGCCGGACGTGCTCTTGACCGAGGTGCACCGGCAGGCCGGTGACAGCGCCATCATCCGCCTTGCGACCTGGGCCCGCGAGGGGAAATCAATTCCCTACGGCGAGCACGATGAATTCGTCTGGAAGATGCGCCGGTCTGATGTCGACGCGTCGGGCCTGCTTCGGGCCGGCCAGGTGATCTGTGGGCGCAACGCCACGCGCATGCAGCTCAACCTTGCCATGAAGCAGGCCGCAGGCTTTGCTGCTTCCTATCCGACCGGGGCCGGCGAGAAGCTGATCTGTCTGCGCAATCGCAACGACATCGGCCTGGTCAACGGCATGTTCGTCACCCTCGACGAGATCGAGGAGGACGGCGACGAGATCGCCTTCAAGGCCGCGATCACCACCGAGGATGGGCACAAGGTTGGCGGCGAGACCAACGGCAAGCGCGAGCGCTTCCGCATCTATCGCGGCCACTTCGACGATCATCTCTTGCCCGATCCTGATCGAGACCGGCGCGACCATCATAAGAAGCGCACCCTGATCGAGTGCGTCTGGGGCTGGGCCATCACCTGTCACAAGTCGCAGGGCTCCCAATTCGAGAACGTCGTGGTGTTCGATGACGGGCTCGGGCGCACGCCGCAGGATCGCGCCCGCTGGCTCTACACCGCCATCACCCGCGCCGAGCGCGGCCTCGTGCTGCTCGATTGAGGCGCCGATGCTCGACCTCAACGACGCGCAACCTGTATGGCCGGTCGAACGGTTTGACCTCGATGCCATCGTCTCGCGTCTGCGCGATAGCGCCGAGCAATGGGTTCCGCGGCTGTTCCCGAATGGTCGGCGGGTGGGCGATGAATGGCGGCTCGCCAATATCCAGGGCGCCGCGCCGCGTAAGAACGGCTCCTGCGTGATCGCGCTTGCCGGCGAGCACGCTGGCGACTGGATTGACTTCGATGGCGGCCAAGGCGGCGGGCCGCTCAGCACATTGGAGAATGCAACGGGACTCAGCGGGCGCGAGCTGTTCGCCTACGCGGCCGATCTGACGAAAACGGGCGCGCAGCCGAAACGGTCCGCCGCCAAGCCGTCGTCCAAGCAGGCCGATCAGGCCCGCGAAATCGAACACATCCTCTCAAAGACAATGCCAATTGCGGGCACGTTGGGCGAGCGATATCTGGCCTCGCGTGGCCTACCGGCGTCTGCCTGCACCGACCTTTTGTTTCACCCGGACCTGACGCATTGGGAGAGCCGCCGCGGCTTTCCGGGCCTGGCAGCCGTGGTACGGGACGTTGCCGGAAACCGCATCGCGCTCCACCGTACCTATCTCGCCGACGACGGCACCGCCAAGGCGCCGGTCGATAACCCGCGCAAAATGCTGGCCTCGATCGCAGGCGGCGCCGTGCGTCTCGCCAATCTGACTGACGACCGTGTCATCGGGCTGGCCGAAGGCATCGAGACGGCGCTCTCGGTGATGACTGCCTGCGCGCGCCTGCCAGTCTGGGCAACGCTCTCGGCCTCTAACCTGGAACAGGTGGCTCTGCCCACCGAAGCGCGAAAGGTCGTGCTTCTTGCCGACCACGATCCCTCCGGCGCCGGCGCGCGCGCGGCCGAGACTGCTGCCGCCCATCTGCACGCCGAGGGCCGTCGTGTCTTCATCGCCATGCCGCCAAAGGAGGGCGACGACTTCAATGACCTGCTGCTGCGCAACGGCGTCGATACCGTGCGCAGAATCGTTGAGGCGGCGGTCGAATGGGGCGCCCACGGCAATGACGACCGGGTGATTCTCGCCATCGACAGCGGCACGCACAAGCCGATCGGTCTCTCGCTGCCTGATCGCCCCCGACCGCAGTTGCGCGCCGACAATGGCGATCTGGCGCGCGCGGTGTCGCAGGCGTGGCAGATTCTGCTCGCCGCCAATGATCCGCCCTGGATGTTCCGTGCCGCCGGATGCCCGACTTGGGTGGTGCGCGACGACGACGGCCTGCCCATGGCGAAGCCCCTGACTGAGGATCGCCTGCGGCCGGTGCTTGCCCAACTCGCCGACTGGCGAAAGCTCTCCCGCAACGGCGATCTTGTCCCGGCCCATCCACCCTTGGCGGTGATCAAGTCGATCCTGGCCACACCCGATCCGGCGCTTCCGGTGCTGACAGGCATCGTCACGACGCCCGTGTTCGGCCGCGAGGGCGAACTCATCACCGAGCCCGGCTACCATCCGGCTGCGCGCCTGCTCTACGACCCGCCCAAGGGCTTCGTCCTGCCGCGGGTGCCGGCACAACCTACGCAATCCGACATCGCGGTTGCGCGGTCATTGCTGCTCGACGACCTATTGGGAGATTTCCCGTTCATCGGCGAAGCCGAGCGCGCGCATGCGCTTGCGCTGCTGCTCGTGGGCTTCGTGCGCGCCATGATCGACGGGCCGACACCGCTGCATCTGGTCGAGAAACCGACCCAAGGCACCGGCGCGACCCTGATGGTGGACGTGATGTCGGTCGTCGCGATCGGCTGCCGGGCAAGCGTCATGGTCGAAGGCAGCGATGACGAGGAATGGCGCAAGCGCTTGACCGCCAAGCTTCGACAGATCCCTTCAGTCGTCCTGATCGACAATCTGCGCCGCCCGCTCGACTCCTCGGCACTCGCTGCCGCGCTCACCGCGCCGTTCTGGGAAGACCGCATCCTCGGTGTTTCGGAGACGACGCGGCTGCCGATCCGCTGCATCTGGATTGCCACCGGCAACAATGCCGAGTTCTCGGGCGAGATGGCGCGCCGGCTCGTGCGCATCCGGCTCGACGCCCGCGTCGACCAGCCCTGGCGCCGCAGCGGCTTCCGTCATCCCGATCTCCTGGGCTGGGTGCATGCCAACCGGGCAGACCTCGTCGCCGCTTGCCTGACGCTATGTCGCGCCTGGATCGCGGCCGGCATGCCGCGCGGGGCCAAGCACATCGGCAGCTTTGAAGCCTGGGCTGCCGTGATGGGCGGTATGCTCGACGCGATCGGCGTTCCCGGATTCCTTGGCAACATCGATGAGATGCTCGAAGCCTCCGACGGCGAAGGCGCCGTCTGGCGCGTATTCGTCGGACGATGGTGGGACCGCTTCGGCACCGCCGAGGTCGGCACCAGCGGCCTCTACGAGCTCGCCGTCAATTGTGAGCCGCCACTTCCGCTCGGCACCGGCGGCGACCGTTCGCAGCGAATCCGGCTCGGCAAGGCGCTCGCGCGCATGCGCGACCGGGTATTCGACATCGGCGGACTCAAGGCGCGCATCCGCGCGATTGGCGTCTCGCACCAGGCCCGCCGCTGGCAGCTCGCCCTCGAAGGGGAACATGGGGAACGTTTTCCGGACCCGTCCGAAGCAGAAAAAGGGGAATGTCAGGCGTCTGTCACCCAACATTCCCCCCAACGTTCCCCGGCCTATCCCATTGATCAAGCAGGGCTCGGGGAATGTGGGGAAGGTGGGGAATGTTTTTCCGACCTCCGCGCGTGCGCGCGCGTACACAATAATAAAGAAGAGCAAACACATTCCCCACCTTCCCCACCTTCCCAAAACGCTGACAACTCAGAGGCTTGTACCGGGGAAGATGGCGGGGAAGGTCGCCAACCACGTTCCCCACGTTCCCCAGGCGCAGATTCCCCCGATTGGCTGAAGGGGGTGCCGTGATGCCGCGCGCTCTCGACACTGGATTGGTTCAGGGAGGCGCGCCATGAGCCGGCAGCGTCTTCCCGATCGCCGGCCCAGCCTCACGACCAGGCTCGTGCACGACTGCCGGTCCTATTCGGTGACGGTCGGTTTCGATCCGAACACCGACCGCATCGGCGAAGTGTTCACGCACGGCGCCAAGGTCGGCTCCGCCATGGACGGCATCCTCGACGATGCCTGCATCGCGCTGTCGCTCCTGCTTCAGCACGGCGTCGAGCCCACCGCGCTCGCTGCGAGCATGGGGCGGCTTGGCGACGGCAAAACGCCCGCCTCGATCATCGGTGCGCTCGCCGACCTCATCGCCCGCGAGGCGCAGCCATGAGGTGGATGCCCAAAGGATACGGCGGAGAGCGGCGCCCTCCCGACGACGTCAAGCGTGAGGGTTGGCACGAGCACGGCATCCTGGTGGTGAGCGAGGATGATCATCGTCTCACCTGGCCGGAGCGTGAACTGATCCGGCAGCTCGGGGGAAAACTTTACGGAAAACGCTCGACGAACAAGGAGGCGTACCATGGCTGATTGGACGCCGGCTTGCGTGGAAGCGCGGCTTCACGAAGCGGCGGACGTGATGGCGCGTCTGCCGGAGGTGCGCGTGCAGGGTTACTTCAACCTGTGGCCGAAGGTTCTCCACGAGTTCAGCGACCTCGTCGGGCAAGAACCAGTGCGGTTGAAGCGCCCGACGCCATTGCCCGACGCCATCAGCCGCATGGAGGAGACGCTCGGCTGGCTGCGCTGGCTGGAAGCCGAAGACGCAAAGCTCGCCTGGGCGCGTGCCGAATTCACACCATGGAAGCCGATTTGCTGGCGCTTTGGCATTGCGCCGGCAACGGCAAAGCGCCGCTGGCAATACGCATTGAGCCTCATCGCCTGGAAGCTCAATGGCCGCTTTGTCGGCACGAAG